AAAAGCTAATACTAACAATTACGCTGACAACAATAGAACTATGGATTTTCTAAGCGGTATATATAGATTGACGGGATTTACTCATAGAATAAAAACATCTGAAGCATATTCTGAGTTTAATCTTTTCAAAGACATACAAGCGGAGTTAAGTAATGCAGAAAATTAGATTAGATTCCTCAGATTCAGACGAGTTTTTACTCTCAAGAATACCTTCTACAGAGCAAGAAAAGTCAGTTACGGTACGAGATACAAAAAATAGTAATAACATATCAAATGCATATAGCGCATCTCACCTAAATTCAAGACAAAAAGAAAGAAGAAGACAATACAAAATTAGAAAGGGTGATGTATGAAAATTCTAAAAGGCACTGTGGATACAAAAAAGAGTTTAGGTTTAACTCCCGTGCTGGTTGTATGGCCTGATAAGTCTTTAAGACCTGAAGATCCTAATGATAAAACAGGAACAGTAAACGTAAAATATGTATCCCCTTACGGGGGTGGCCCCACTGCCGCTCAGATTATGATACCTGAGAAAAATACACAGATTCTGTACTGTTTAGCTGATAATGATGATGATAATAATTATTATTATCTTGGTTCTATTATTGATCCTGAGTATGATTCGGTACAGGAACAAGCAATTACTGGGCCTTTAGTTGCCCCTAATCCAAATGACGCAACAACAATAAGACCTTTGGTTATGCCTCATGATGATCATGACTATGCCTTCAATAGCCAGTCTACATCTTATGGTATTAGAACACCTAGAGGAAATCAAATGGTCATCAGAGAAGGCTTGGATTTAAATAGAGACCATAAAGGGATTTATCTACAAAGCTCAAAAGGTCATAAGATTGAACTATCAGACTCTAAAAACACTAGTATGCTTAGACTCGCAGGAGCAGGTGAAAGAGCGGGACTAGAAATAACAGGGTATGATGAGCATATTATGCAAGGTAAGTCTCCGCATTCTGTGTACTTACACGCATCAAATAATACAGATATTCTTGCAACTAATGGTGGTTTGGGCTTGACCGTTGTTGATGGAAAAAACATAGACATAATAAATACTTCAACAGGAAGTAAAACTTCCACATTACCTCCTCAGTTTGCTGCAAGAGAATCAGGTAATATAAATATTACGACTGCTGCGGGAGACATTAGGATTAGAAGCCAAGGAAACGGGGTTTTTATTGATTGTTTAGATAATGGAGACCCCACAACAACACCAGCATCCTTCCAGGTTAGGAGTAATAATAAAATTCATTTATATTCAGACAAAGGAATTGACATAAAATCTGGTGGTGACGTAAATATAGTAGGGAGGAATGTAAATATAGAGTCTAGGGCAACAGGAAGAATAGACCTTAACCCCTTACCTCCAGGAACAGTGGGCGCAAAAATGGGAATAAGAAAAACAAATGACGAGATTGCAAGTGAGTCCATTTCTCCTACAGGACAGTTCCCTTTCTTTGGGCTAGGACCAGAATATGCAAACTACTTCATAGAAAATTACAGCTATGGTAGAAACACAGATACAAGATTAACAGACGTTTAAAGGAATAACCATGGCTATATTTAACCCAGAATTTTTTACTAATCCTGCTGCCTCATTAAACTCTTCATTTGGTATACCTACATGTATACTAAATTTTGCTGGAGATGCCTTAGCGTTACTATCGAGCAAATCCCTAATTAGTTTATCCAATGCTGCTGACCAAGGAAAAGAAGGTGCTTTTAATTCCATTGCAGAGGCTGTAAAAAAATTGTACAATGCTACAGGCTTTCTTGAAGTTGATAGCGCAGGTAATGTAGTCTTAAAATCAGAAGCGTCAGAAGATGGTTTAGATTTAAGCTTTTTAGATACTTTAGATGCTATCAACAGAGACTTAGCCTTAGCGGAAGATTTAGTTCTACAGGGAGTTGATTATGTAAATGATGTCCTTAATTGTTTAAGTGATTTTAGTTTGTGGTTGGGTAGCACTAGAGGTGACTCAAAAACCTCTAGCCCTGGAGGTCTAGCCAATGGTGGGTCTAGTGGTTATGTTCAAAACTCTTCTAATGCAGATAAAGTTCTAACTGTTCAAGTGGTTACTGAAGCTACTGAATTTATTCAAAAATGTAACGAATTACAAGCAAGAATTGCAACTGTGTTATCAGATAGGCAAACCTTAATTCAACGTGAGGCTGATGATGAAGCTCCCATATTTAGGTTAGTTTATGGTCCTCCTGTTTCAAAACAAGGATTGTTTATTTTATCAGAAGACGGTCTATATTACGATTCTCAAGATAGGATGTATAATGGAAAAGACCTACCTGATACCTCTGATATAGGTGTGGTTATACCCTCTGAAAGTTGGAAGATGAACTATCCTGCTAACTTAGGAGGAAAAGGAACAATAGTTTCTCTGTCTGATATAAATCAATACGTTGATACGTTATTTGATATCAATAAGATTGATGAATCGAAAGACTTAAAAGAGTTTTATGATAATGATCACTTTTTGCAAGTTATAGAAGCGCAAAAACAAAAACAAGTATTAGATACTTCAGCACAGATTACTGAGTTATACGCTTCAGGATACTCAAATGATTCAGCTTTATTAGTTAATTACAGGCAAAGCCTCTATGGGATTCTGGGATCTTACGATGATAAGCTAAACAAAAGAAAAAAACAAATCGAAGTTGCAGTTAAAGCTTCTACTGAGTTTGGAGTATCTTCAAACTTTGCGGTGGGAGAAATACCAATTAATGATTTCTCGTATCTAAGTTCAGTGAATTTAAGTGTATCTTTAGAGCAGCAGCAAAGACTAGCGTTTGAGGCAGGAGATGTTGAAGAGGTGGTTCTTCCCATAAAACCAATTTTTGTCAGGTCTTTTGGTAGTGAAAGCAATAGGTTTGTTTTACCCTTCAGTGTTGCTGAGGTTGGAAAGGGGGCAATTGTAACCACAGGGTCTGTTTCCTCAACAACAATTCCTACTTTATCCATAACTGATTCAATAGTAACTGATAAATTGTTTGCTGCGTACAACTTTTTGAAGGCAGCAGGAACTCCCCCAGACTCGGAAAAGTTCGCAAGTTTAAACTGTGCCAGCTTAGGCATATCGGACAATGCTCAACTCATAGGCAGAAACAGCACCCTCTTTACATCTGGTTTAGGTATTCCCTTTTTAGCGGGAATGGTTAAATTTAATAACTTTGCACAAGAGGTTAGAGACTATAGAAGCGTTTGTAGGTTGCCTGATACTACTGATTTTCAAAACTTTATGTATAACAAAAACGGTGGTTCTTTTGAGTGCTGGTTGCACATGCCAGGATATGGGACATCATCTAACCTGTATGAGAGAGGCGAACGAAATACTTTAAACTTAAATGCCGAAACAGCCGAATGGGTTGATTATAATTACTACAAAATTCTTTTAGGTAATGAAAATGTTGGGGGTAGTTTAGCTGCAAATGTTAGCTCTGTGGTTACTGCTGGGGGCACTGATTCAGTTAGAGGCATGTTAATGGGTTTCTCTAGAGATCCTGCCATTACGTTTGACGAGAAGGTTTTTGGTGGATCTGACACTAAGATTGGATTGGATGCAGGTATAGAAGCCTCAGCAACAACGGCTTCAAGTTGTTTCTTCATAGCCCCAACGATGTCCGTTAATAAAAACCAAGCAACCTTTGTTCCCCAAATAGATTCCTGCTCTGGGGAGTCTTATGCAAAATTAGCTCTTTATGATACTGTTACTGTGAATGGTGTAAAGTTTGCTGATGTGGCAAATGAATTCATGCATCTAGCTGTTTCGTTTGATGTATCTTCAGATAAGTGTAGAGTTTACTTAGACTCAAATCTTATGACAACTTCAAGCTTGTCAAAAGTGTTTGGTACAGCAAAGTCTCAAATACCTAGACTCCCTACGTTTACCCAACCCGAAACCTCAGAAGTTAGCAGTTTCTATTACGCTGATACTACAGTTAGACAGAAACAAGGCGTGAGCTTTTTCGATAACGGCCCTAGAAATAACTCTTTCTTTACTCCTTGGCTATTAGGTGGAGGATGGACAGACGGTATACCTGTGGCTGCTGACACAAGCGCAGGAGGATTCATGGGGACAGGTCATGGCTACAGCAGTGGGCTAAACGGCTATGTTGGAAGTGTTAAGTTTTATGCAAAACCTCTATCTAATTCTGAGGTAAAAACTAATTACAATGCCCAAAAGGGATTTTTTAAGAACATAGTAACATGACAACAACAATTTTTGGAAAGACCCCAGACCCTAAAATAAAAGCTGATATAATTAATACATCAGACTCTCCAGAAACCTTTGGAGTTAAGTTTCCTTTATTTGATAAAGATAATCCAAACAAGGGTATCTTTGCAACAACTAAAGGTTTTACTTTATTGAAAAGTGAGGTATCTCAATTCATTAGAACGGAGCGTGGTGAAAGAGTTATGCTTCCTAATTTTGGTTTATCACTTAAGAAGTTTTTATTTGAGCCAATAACTCAAGATTTAATTGATGCAATCACTGAAGAGATTTATTTTGGTTTTGCTGCCTACTTACCAAAGGTTACTGTGAGAGACGTTAGAATAGAAGAAGGTGACAATGTTCATGGTTTGGGTTTGCCAGGAATAAGAATACAAGTGTTGGTTTCACCTTCTAACTCAACACAAACAGGAACCGTGGAGATTACCCTATGAGCACTAGAACTTACGAAGAAGCAACAAAAATTCCTTTTACCACAGCAGAGTCTGATTTTCAAAAGTTGCTTGAAACAGGCGATGATTTTGCTAATAAAAAGGAATTAATTGATTACGCAGCGACTGATTTTGTAACCCTTAGAGATTCTTTGCTTTCTTATATGAAAGCTGTTTACCCTAACGACTATCAAAACTTCTCTGAGTCTGATTTTGGTGTTATGTTTACTGAGCTTGTAGCATATATGGGTTCTGTACTATCCTTTAAGGCAGATGCATTGGCAAATGAAAACTTTCTTTCAACAGCTAAAAATAGAAACAATGTCAGGAAGCTTTTGGGGTTAATTGGTATTAGATTAAAAGGCCCTACTTCTGCGGGAGCAAATGCTCAGTTAGTTTTAAATGACTCAACAAGCAGTAACCTCACGATTACAGCCACCAACCGAGTGTTTTCTTTGACATCACCTATGGATGGCGGTACTTTGCAGTTTACTTTATATAAAACTAGTGCTGGCAAAGTGGTTGACATGGGTTCAAATACAGCAAACTTATCCTTAGCTACTTCAGAGTCCACCGACCCTACTACGGCTCAAACATGGACGAACTTAGCTCTCCTTGAGGGCGCTTTAGTCCAAGAAACAGGAGTTTTTAACAGCACTCAAGTATTTAAAACAATTCAACTAACACAAGGCCCAGTAATAGAGAACAGTGTACAGGTTTTTGTTAATGACACTGGGGCTCTTGGAGGCTCTTACACTCAAGTAGATAATGTTCTTTCTGCTTCTGGACCTACAGATAAGCTTTTTGATGTTACTTATGATGATAACTTCAACGGTACTGTTCGATTTGGTGATGGTGTAGTTGGTTCTTCGCCCCCTAACTCTTCTGCTTACAGAGTTTTGTACAGAGTGGGTGGAGGAACAAGAGGAAATCTTCTTGGTGCTACCATTAATGCTCCAATTACAACCAGCGAAGGTGCAGCAACAGTTACAAATACTAGTGTTGCGACAGGAGGACTAGATGCTGAGACTATTGAAAACGCAAAAAGATACGGTCCACTTGCTTTCAAGCAACAGGATCGTTTAGTAACCTTACAAGATTATCAATCATACGTTTCTAGATACTCTAGCCCTACAGGTGGGCAATCCATTGGAACCGCAGCAACCCGCAAAGCCTACTCTTCCGCTAACATGGTTGATTTATATGTTTTGCAAAAAGCAAACGACCTTCAATTACAGAAAGCAACTGTTGAATATAAAGTAAATCTTCTTGAGTCTATACAAACCAAAAAGATGCTAACCGATGAGGTTAATGTTGTTGATGGCTTAATTAGAACTTTAGATTTAGTAACCACAATCTTTTGTGATGAGTCTTTTAGAGACATGGAAGAAAAAATAAAAGTATCGGTTGCTACAATAATAAGAAATCATTTTTCTTATAGTAATTTTGGTTTTGGTAAATCATTTACTCCACAAGACTTAAACAGATTAATCTATGATATAACTGAGGTTAGGTACTCAACAGTAGATAACGTCAAAGACCCTGTGGTCGTAAACTTCAATGAAGTAATCCAGTTAAATAACTTAACAATTAATGTAACATTCATATAATGGCTAGGAATTTTTACAAAAGAAATTTTGTTGACGCAGTAAAAATCATTACTCCAAATCTATATTTGGATGATGATTACGATATTAGTGGAGTTCAAGTAAAGGATACTGATCTACTAATCAATAGTCACATTCTTTCTGCTAAAAATATACAGGAAACCCTGAAGCTTAGTTCTTCTGCATTAACAGGATCTAACCTTTATAGCTCAATAAACAACATTGATGGCTTCTCACAGTTTTTTGTAAAGCAAAATAAGTTAACGAATATAACCCCAGAGAAGTTTCAAAGAAAAATTCTTAGACCTATGGGTCAGAAGCTTTCAAGCTTTCAAAGCTCTTCTGATTTTGGTGACTATGTAAGCGGAACATTGTTACCTAAAATATACCTCAATAACACTAATATAAAAACTGACACTTCGTCTTACTTCGGTGGCACTCAATTAGAAACAACAGAATATGTAATTAGTAATCTAAACTGGTTGTATTTCTTAAATACGAGTGCTCCTGCGGGTGGGTCTTTTGCTCCCTCAACGCTTGTTGCATCCTCCATTGTAAATACTCTTTGGAATAATAAACCTTATAGACTTAATGATGCAATAAAAGACTATCAAACCTATCTGTGGGAGAACTTTGAAGGCTCTTCGGTTCCTTTTGAGTTAATTCCTGATAAGTTCAAGTCTGATACAGGGACATATACTAGTGGTACTCAAAACTTAAATAAGTTACACACACTTATTGATGTAATTTACTCACCTCTAGCCATAGATCAAGAAGATAAGAGGGTTGAAGAAGCTTTCCAAACGTATGTATCTGCAACAACTTTGCTGACCAGCACTGAAGAGGCTGGGCCTTTCCACAAATTCCTTAAAGGGGCATCTTTGGGCATGTACGATGTCAACGCTCAAGTCGAGGGACTAGGCGATTTAGCTTCGATAGACGATTGCCCAGAAGAATACCTGCCTTTATTGGCTAATTTAATTGGCTGGAAATTGTATGGTAGGAATGCGGAGTCCTGGAGAAACCAGCTAAAAAATGCACCTAGTATTTATAGAAAAAAGGGTACGAAGCAAGGCATAATAGATTCTTTAAACTCTGTTATCCCACAGAACCCAATTAATTCAAGTGGTGCTATCACTGAACTTTATGAGTCTTATCTTCCAAATTTAATTTACTATTGCTTGGCAACAGGATCAAATCTTTTTGATTTCGATACTTATACTCAGGAAGTAGCCTTCTCTCACGGAGCGGATGTCTATAGCCCAACAGATAAGGATTACAATATTCGTGTTGCTGTTGATAATATTTTAAGATATTTAGTCGAGGAGAAGGCTGATAATTTTATTGTGCAAAATGAAGCCTTTAGAGTTACACGGCTAGTCACAGGAAAGGCTTGGTTTGGACCCGTTATTGAAATTGCTGCCAATGTATGGACAACAGCAGTATACGGAGATCAGGGTGAAGTTCTTTATGATCCAAAGAGCGCCGTAGACGTTGATATTCTTGCTGACCCTAACTTTGTATTTAATTACAGAAACAGAGATTTTGTTCTTCCACCTTGGGAAGAAGAGAAGTTTTACTCTAATTGTGTAATAGATGATTCTCTTCTCGCTACACTAAAAACCCTACTGAAGAGCTTTTGTGTTAAGGTTACTTTAATAGATTCTCTTATCGAATATGCTAGGGATTTTGTTATCAAGGGTAGCACTAACACTGATTTATACATCGGAAACTCCTTTATATTCTATACCTCTGGGCAGCACTATCCTCCAAATCAGGCAGAGGTTTTTGGTCAATACAAAGAGGACTTATACGACTACTTAACCCTGTGGAATGGTAAATCATCCTTATTTGATTTTACTGTAAGTGGAGGAAACTTTGATGCGGATGTTTTTCAAGATGCATCAGGAAGACACACAACAAATGATATCCTACAGTCACTAAGGATTGTAGACGATATGGCTCCTGCAAAGGCGATACCTAGGGTTAGGTTTACTAAAGCCGCAGCAGAGAGTGCTTCTGGAGCGGACTTCGCATGTCCTTCGGTTAGAGTTGGTTTCACAAACTACGGAACTTCAAATGCAGAGGTTTGTGGTGTTTATAGTAGAGGACGATACGGAGGACACGGTAGTGAAATTTACCCTGACTTCACGGATAACCTTAAGAGAACCTGGACATCCCACAAAGATAAATCAACATTCAAACGATCACAGTTTAATTATCGAGGAGGTCAGTCCCTTTACGCCAGTTCAATTTTTGCTACCGATCAAGTTGTTCCTGTGGCGAGTGGAGTAGGTAGATTCTCCTTAAGAAGAAGAAACTTTTACAACGCCCTAGATCAAAAAGAATGGTTTAACCGATCAGGAAACAACATGCCTAGTTTCTACAATGCTTTAGGTAATGTGACAACTTCTAATGCCATCTTTGATTTTGTAAAACTAGGTTTCACTCCAAGCTCTATGGGGTTTGCGCCACCAACACCAGAAAACCTGTCAGGAGTCTACAGGCTTGATTGTAGCGGAAGCCTGTCTACCATACCCGATGTTTATTTTGGAGTTGCCTCAAAAAATACTTTCTTATGTAGATCTCACGACACACTTAACTTCTCGTCTTGTGATAATTATGTTAGAAGAGATAGAATTCCAGAAGAAGTTAAGCTGTTCTTCGATATTCACGAAGAAAAAAAGAGGAGCATAGCTAGAAACATAGTAACTTCTAATCGTAATGCTTTAGCTGCATCAGCAAGTTGGGTAAACTTTGAAAATAGCTTTGCTAATACTATTGAAGATACGGGGTATGAAAAGTATTATTCTCAAACCTTAAATAGACGTTCTATAAATCAAAAAGGAACAAACTATATTTACAATACTTATGCCACTTACTTTAGTGGAACTAATAACGCTGGGCTGCCTGAAAATTTAGCTGTCAATTATAGAAAGGGTGGTGCTAATATTCTATCCCATACATACGGACCAATTTACAGAAACTCAGCATTTAATTATGATGGGTCAGCATTAGAGGTAAGCTCTCAGTTTATAAACAAAAGCATTATTGATCCCTTCTTAATTAACTTAGCTGCCAGTGCATCAGTAATATCAAACAAGATTGGTTTGAACACCGTTAACTCTGAAACGAGCCTTAATCTTGGAGGAGCAGCAGAGCACTCTACAAAGCACATCTTAAGCGGTATTAACTTCATAGACACATCCACCGCTACGTTAACTCCCACAAATCAGTTCGGTATTTTTGATTTAGTTCCTCAAGACTCAGGGCTTGTGGGGAGACCATCATACTTAGAAAACAATAGGACTGTTTTGATGAGGTCTAGAAGCCATGGATTACCTAGACTGAGGTATGGATTAAGAGGTTCTGATGAGAAAAACGTCTTGGTTCCTGAATCGGAGTACAGTCTAACTTTAAATTACTTGACAGGTCGAGATAACTCCAGCTTCATAGGTGGTGGAAGTGTTGGAGTTTTACTACACACTAAGAGAGAGATTGATAGTGATGGTTCTGGTGTATGTTTTGTTTGGAATAAAAATAGTGAGTGGGAGCAAGTATATGTTTCAGACTTGCAATCAGATACTTCTAGAGAGTTAATTTTAAATAAGTATGTGCATTTCTTCTCAGACGAGATCAGAAATGAGGGTGAAAGAATAGGAGCTTGTGGAGACGATGAAAGCTTAAATGGTTTACAGGCGATAACAGCAGAATCTTTCTCCCAGGCATCTATTAAGTTTCACACAATAAACGCAAAGACAACTACGACTAGTAAGTACGCTACAAACTTTGTGGCATCTCTAAGTAGTGTATACAATGGTGAAAGCGTTCAAGTGCATAAAGCATCAATTAGTGACGCTAACAGATCGCAAAACTATTTCGTTAATGTTTTAGCAGCACCCACGACAACTTTCTCAGATAGGTTTGTTTTAGTAGACTCTATTGATATGGTTAACGAAACTTTAAATAATGCAGCAAAAGTTCCATACAAAGCAACAATACCCGATACATCAAAGTCAGGAGAAACATACGAGTCTGTGACCATACTACGTCCTAATGGACTAGAGTTACAGGGTTTACCTGACATACAACAACCACTTAATGATAGTAACTTAATGGTTCCTAGCGACAATGAGTTATCGTTAGCTGCTACGAATCAGTCCTACTTGTTTAATGTTCCTCCAGACTTGGCTTTAAATTACAGAACCACCTCTCTGCCTTTTTACTTATCTCTATATCCTCCTGGTGGGGGCTTGCTTTGGAATAATATTGGACAGTATTACACATATCCATACACAGGAATGCAAAACGAGTATTACACAAACAGTAAAAGAGGTTGGAATTCTGATTTCTTCAGGGCTTCACTCCTGAATGCAGGGTTGAGTATTTATCAAATTAGAGATTGGTTTAGAACAGAATACCTAGGGTCTCGTAGTATTAATTTAGGATCAAGGCCATTCTTGCCAACTGAAACCCCAGACAAACAGTACAGAACATTTGGCTCCGTAAATAGATGGTGTGATTTAATTTGGGATACGCAACAAAGTTTGAAGTTTAATAGTGGTGTTGTTGAGACCGATAGAAATAAAGATCGTTATGGGTTCCTTCAACCAACAAAAATTATCTTCGATGATACTACAAATGTTGGATTAAGAAACGGTATTGTACCTCCTGATACAATGAAGAATCCCTTAGGCTATACAGTCCAAGAGGATACGTTGGCTCCAATAGGGACAGACAGCACAATAAATCAATTACTTCCCGTTGGAACTCCAATACAAAGTACTTTTCATAGTAGGCGTTTTAACAACGAGTATGATGCTTCTCCTCATCAAACCGATCAATTTTTAAATGAGGTCATAGAAAGACCTTTAGGTAAATATTCAACAGGTACAATGTTAGACGCTTACCCAGGACTAATTAACGACTTGAATGTTATTAACAAGGTAAACTATGGACTAAGCTTAGAGCAAAACTTTGGTGGAGATAGCTCTTTGGTTCGTGATTTCAACTTAGATAAGCACAGACCTGTTCCAGGTTATTATCAAGATGTACCAGCAAGGGATCTTTTAAACGAGCAAACATATTCTTTCTCTGTTTACTTAGCAAGACCTCACGATATTACTTCAATGGAAGGACCTCTTGCTGAACCTCCTTTGGATGATTATTCCGATAAAGCCACTTCTGCAATGATTACCTTGGCACCTTTAGATTCTAATAGCAGTTACGTCAGACTAAATATTAATTTAAATACTGAAGCATCCTCTATACAGAAAGGCGGTAGAGGTTCGGACTTAGCTGATTCCATTGCTGCTACCTGTGAAAAGGTGCCTTATACGGTTGACGGTCAGACCTTAACATGGTACAAACTAAAGGTTACCTTAACTTACGATGCTACTGAAAAATCAGATACTTATGATCTTGATCAAGACCTTTGGGATGAGTGTTTATCACAAGATAGTAGACTCGCCAATGACGGGCTAAGGTGTTCGGTTTTTGCTTATAATGATCAATATGATAATGCATTACCTACGGCGGCAGGAAATGAGGTAATTGATATATCCTCCAGAGTCATGCTTTGGGGACCTTCTTTAGTAAAAGGAACAGCGGCTGGGTATTGGGAGAGAGCTACAGAACTGCTTCCACACCCTACAATTCCTGCACAAGAAATAGAAACAATTGTATATAACGTAGTAGGAAATATTTTAGATATAGGTGATCCTACTAGAAAACGCACACTTTTCCAAGATGATGATTTTAATTTGTCTTACATTTCAGAGGACACTGAGAAGTTAGAGAAACTCACCGTAGCCATTCCAAGTCCAGGAAGCCTTGTATCTCCAACAACTTTATACACTAAACCTTTCCTGTATGACAATAAACAAAAATTACATTCAGGGCCTATTTACTATGATTTAGCAAGAAAATTATTGCGTGGTGATATTTATGCAGCAGATGGTGATCAAACCAATCAGGATAAATTTTTAACAGTTAGTGGTGGAGGCAAAGGCACCTTTATTACAAAGGAGATTGAATCAACCTTTAGAATTAAACCTCGACAACTTTTACATCTGTTTAGGTACTTTAATAACTTGGGGCAGGTAGATAAAGGCGAGGGTTTCTTAACTAGAGTACCTTCCGACTCAGCAGCAATGCACAATGTAAGCGGTGGGAGTCGAGTTGCTTATAGGTCTCACCCAGATAACGATACCATAGGAACATCGTCAACAGATTACCACAGCTTTTCTAACATAAATATTATAGGATAATGAGAGGATCAGTAGAAATTTATAGCGGTTATGGAACCGAGAACCAAGAACTAGTTCTTAAAGAAGATAATTTAGTTGTTGATGGGGCTGGTGAAGCAATCTGTGATATGCTAACCACAGCCTCTGGATCTATATCTGGTGTGTCTAACTCAAGTAGCACGTTAACCGATGCATCTAATTTTACTATTAGAGCTTTTTCCATGGGCAAAGGTCAGAAATCCTATCAACGACACGGACACTTTTTTCCCAAAGATTCCTCCTCTTATACTTTTCCTACAGTAGGCGACTATCACGGGTATGTTAATCTAGTCAGAAAAGATACTAGAGTTAGAGTTGTGTCTTATGTGGACGAAAATATCACATGGACTGTAAAATCTTTTGACCCTGTAAACGATCCAGGATTAGCTCCCCGTCCTGTTGATACCTCTCTTGAGCGTGATACTAGAACTGCTATCGACAGAACTTTAGATCAAGCACATAAGATGAATGGGGATTACATGGCAGGTAGGGCACACGCTTTTGGACACAACCTTAATAGGATTATGTCTAACACAAACCCAAACTTAATGTCTTATACTGTAGATCCTCTAGATGCAAACTTAGGTGATGATTTTTGGACCTCTGCGAACTTATCTAACTTTAATGTTTCTTCTCTGCATAGCGGCCCTTTTTACGGAACCTCTGCCTTACATCTGTCTGGAAGTAATAACAGCAACCACTTAATTAGACAGAGGGCTTATCTGTCACCTTACGGTAGAGCAAAAAGATACTTTCATGAGAACTTAGACCATACCTTTAGTGTATACACTCGAATGCCTGATGATATAGACAAGGCCCCAGCGACTCTTGTTATGAATATACGGGCAACAACTCAAGCAGGAACGGTAAAAGCTAATAATGTAGGAACATTCACTAAAACTGGAGGAGCTTCAGGTATACCAGCACACTTTGTTTTTAGCACAGGAACAAATGGTATAAAAGGTGACGTTGAAACCTTAGAGGTAGGCTCTACTAGTTCTCATGTTGGGTGGCAAAGGCTTCATCTTAGACTAGAGGGTTTAGGGTCTGGAGGTGTTAACACTGTTGGAAATAGATTAAACTATGTTGATCCTGTGGTTTATTTTACAGGGTCAACGAATACATCAAGAAAAGAGATGTATCATTATGGGTATCAGCTTGAAGAGAGCTTCGGTCCAACCGAGTATCAGTCCGTATCAGGTATCAGACCTACCCTTAACGAAGGTGGTATAAGTGGGGATACTTTCCTCGGCTGTTATCCTGATGTTAGCGGAACTAGGTGGGCAATTTTAAATTCCATTAGTGGAGTTGATTCCACAAACTCCACTGATAAGGTGATTATTAGTGGTATTTATCCAGATGTAACCAATGATGGAGCAGCCTATAGAACCTTTTTTAACTGTTCCGCAGTCAGAGCCATGGATCAAAATGGTTTTATCAAAGTTCATGATGCTTCTACTCCTTTAGGAATGAGGTTTGATGATGAGCATGGTAATGATGGATCAGCTATTTATACTAGTGGGGTAAAGAATCTACAAACTTCAGGTATGAAGATGTCTGTGGGTACTCTAGGATCTCCTGGAGACTTTTCCTCAACAGGAGAAGTCTCATATACTTGTACAATTTCTTCTGGAGATCTGGGTTTAGCTAACCTATACGGAGGAGTATTTAAATTAGGGTTATGGACAATAGATTTGCCTAATACCATGCAAGGAAATTATGGACATTATCATGATGGAAAGTTTAGCCCTATAAATAAGGTAAAATATCCTGCCCAGCCACCTTTCAACTTTAAAGCTGGCTTTAATAGAATAGTATATAAATTATTCTGTGAGAAGAGTCTGACGCTAAACTTAGGTAGAGTAAAAGATAATGGTAGTGATTCAGGCTCACTATTAGGACATCAAGATCTAACAGTTGTTTGGAAGTTAAAATTCATATGAGAGGTATCGTAACAATAAAAAAAGTTTTCTCTGATGGAAGAGAAGAAGTAGTAGCCACTGATGACAATGTAATTAGTGTTGGCTTGGCCGAATCTTTTGTTAATCTTTTTTCCAATAATCTTGCTGGAAACACTTCAAATGTTCTTGCTGGGTATTTTCAGGTGGGAGATGGAGATCACTTAATAGATGGTATTGATGGAGACACCAAGAAATATGTTTACTCCTTAGCTAATCCTTTTGTAGAATCTGATTACGGAGCATCAACCACAGCGGAGATAGATGTTCACAATCAAGTGTACGGAATTAAAGGGAACTTTGTTCCTGATGGGCCTACGGTTACTCTTCGTGGAGCATTCGTTAATTTACCTGATGAGTTTAGCACCAAAGTAACTGATGATTCTGTTTATTACAGATTAAACATAGGTGAGAAGGTAGCAAACGGAAAAAGCTTAAATGAGTTTGGTTTGTTTAGCCGTAACCCTGCTGGCAATAAAAAAGAACGCTCTGTTATGATTGCATACAAATCTTTAGATGCCCCCATAACTAAGAGTGAATTATTTTCTGTTGTAATTGATTGGCAACTTAAGTTTATTGATGAAGTTGAAGAGATTGGCACAACTACTCCTTTAGAGAGTGACGCTCCAGGGGAAGGCTTTAATGTTGTTTTAATTATGGCTGATGATTTAGGCATTGATCAACTGGGGATGTACGATGATATGAATTTCTACGATCTCTCTAGTCCTCAGAATGCAAATGCTATCCCGCAAAATAGTCACGAACAGCCCACAAACGGTAGCAGTATCTATCCGCAGTGCCCAATTTTAAGCTCCTTAGCATCAAAAGGTATAACCTTTAAAAATGCACATGCCAATGCTATGTGTACACCAACCAGAGCTAACATCCTTACAGGGAAACACGCATTTAGTAGTCCTAAGTTTGCTTGGGAAGATGAAAATGGTGATATACTTTACAAAGGGATGTGGGGAACAGGCATTGGTAGTGTGGCAACACAAAACTTTCAAAAACTAAGAGGTGGGATTAAAGGATTAGGGAGAAGGTATGTGTATAAAAACGAAGAGGGTGATCCAACCTTCCCTGAGTTAGATATTTTAGGTGGGGATGCAACTGATCAGGAGCGGGATACTTGGTATTCTACATGGACTAACAAAGAATTTATAGTACCTAACGGATATCCAAATGCGGGATTCGTGGTACAACCTAACTTTACTATTCTTCCTGATATACTTAGAGACACCGACTACGTTCCTAATGCTTATAAAAGTGCCATGTGTGGAAAATGGCACTTAGCTGAGTGGGATGGGTTATATGTTTATAGTGAGGAAGGTGTTAAAGCAAAAGGAAATGGGTGGAAACATATCAGAACTGTAGGCAGGTTTGATAAGGTTAGAGCCATGTTCCACAATTTAAATAAAACTCCAATCCCTGGGCATAATGGAGATACTCCCAACCTTACCTATACAGGAGCATGGACTGATGGCTTAGGAGGTGAACACCAAAGGTATTATGATCTTTCGGACACCAATATGGGGTACGTTAATTATTTCCAGTATAAGTATGATGACTACACTTCTGATGCAAGCACCCTCATAACGGTTTCAGACACAGGCTACACTACATTTAAGTTTAATGCCAGCGCCCAAGCTGCTGGTTCCACAGGGGCCGATAACCCATACTTCCAAGGAGATGCTAGTTCTTACGCAACAAATAAAACTTTTGCAGATGCCAGCAGTTTATTTGATACATTAGAAGAGCCTTTTTTCTTGTATGTTCCACTTAACACTCCACACAGTCCATACACTTACCCACCTTCGGGTTACTCCTATAGTAATTTTTATAATAATAACCACGCTCAGAAGCAGTACACCTCTGGGGTAGGTGATACAATATCAAACTATAGTTGGATTAATCAAAATGCCATGATAGAAAACATGGACTTCATGTTAGGTGAGTTTTTAGAGAAGATTAACCCAGCAAGAAGTCGCAGAACCCTGTTTGTCTTCATGGGAGATAACGGATCAGATGGTAGTATAATGCAGAGCTACTATAATTTTTCAAAGCAAATGGGCAATACTGCTAGTGGGATTGGAAAGTTCTATAGGCTAGGATTATTTCCAGAGGAGTTTACTAACGCAGATAAGTTAGGGTTTGATGATGCGAACGGTATAGGTGGACAATACCAATACCTAGACGTATCAGCAGGTAGAGGAGGTAACGATAATAGTCCAAGTAGATTTAAGTCTTCTGTTTATGACAGAGGAACTACTATTCCGTTTATTGTTAGCTCTTCTTTTATCCCATCTAACCTTCAAGGAAGTTCTTGTAGTGCCTTTGTTGACACTGTTGATTTGTATTCTACAATAACAGATATTGCAGGTATTAAATCTCAGGATTTACCAAAGAATCAAAAATATTTCAATGATGGAATATCGTTTATGCCTTTGTTGAGAGGTCAAGTTAATGCATCTAGTCACGGAAGACAGTTTAGTTATTGTGAAGTTTTTAGACCTTATGGAAACTCAGCAGGGGGTGTAACGAACACTGGAACCCACTCTGGTCAAATTGGTGATTACAGAGCTACTAATGCCGATAATTATCCTTGGACTGAAGCAAATAACTACGGCCTAACCACAGAAGCTGATGCTAGTGGTGTAGGAAATCCAACAATACCTTTCGAAAGAAGGCGCGGATTCTTATTACGTCAAACAAGAACTCAGTTCGGTAATCAACAAATACCTGATTACATGTTTGATGAGGCGGGTTTAGATAGATCAACAGCAGTATATGGAGATGTTCCAGAGTTGAGCGGAGGCTGCTGGAGATTGGTTAGACCCACTAGTGGTCCTTATTATGATGAATTATATCATACTAGAAATACCAACTTCTCAGGCATTGATCTTTTAGAAGTGATTGATCAAATCCCAGAATCATTGAAAGGAAAAACGGATTCAGGGTTAGCAGGACACTTAACCGTTGAGATGTTAAAGATCGCTGGAGCCGCAGGAATACAAAACTTAAATAATAAATGGTGGATTTTAGCCAGAATATACACAAAAATGTCACAGTCGCTAAGTAACTACTTACGATTCCGCACTCCGCTGACAACTACAGTAAATACAGGGTACGAAGATTCTCCTGAAGATGAGGCAAGACTAGCAATACCGTCACCGAGAGAGACTGGAAATCGTAGCTCTGATTTAGGAGAACTTTAATCATGGAAAAAGTAAAAGCAAAAGGAAATTTAGAAGTTTGGAAAGTTTATGATGATGGAACCGAAGAGTTACATTTTTCTGAACAAAACGTAATTACCTCTGGGATGGGCGTGGGCCTAGCACACCTTTTTTCAGGATCAGGCTCAGGAGACATTGGTGATTTTCAAATAGTTAATTTCCAGTTAGGTACTGCTGGAGACGTAAATAACTATGGTGTTTCTTCTTTTAAGTTAAACACAGCAGTATCAAAAGCAAATATACAAACAACAGGCAGTGAGCTATTAGTTGAAGATCTTTTTCCAATCGAAAATGGTGTAGTTTTAGGATCAACAAAACCGTTTGTTAGAATACCTTTTTCTAACATTCAAAAAGTAACAGCAACTTCTGTTAGATTTAATTTAATCGTAGACAAAAACTCTGCGGTGGACCAGACCATAAATGAGATTGGTCTTTTTATGAGAAACCCCAGAGGATCGGCATCTGACCCACATCCCATATTAGTTGCTTACCGACCATTCACTAGTTTAACCAAAACTAGCACCTTTTCACTACTATTTAAGTGGACTATTAGTTTTTAAAAAATGCCATTTGACCCAACAGACCTTTATTCAGCAAGCGCAGGAACAAAGCTTTCTAATTATTTTAACCCTTTTGTTACGAAGTTTGATAGCCAATCGTTCTACAATTTTGAACAAGACAACGAGCCCCTCTTTGATTTAGAGGAGAGGACACATTATCTTTGGGAGAAAGCAACAGGTTTTGCTACCTCCTCCCTGGCTGGAATGCCTTTAGTTGTTTCTGGTTCTTTAGCAACGGATAACCCTAATGTTTTCACAAGTGTTCAAGACGCTATTGATGCTCTACCTAACGTAATTATAACACCTACACTAATTGAAGTTGCCGCATCAGGTGAATTGGGAGGGTTAGATCTACAAAACATTGAAGTTAAGGGTGATGGGGTTTTAGAAATCATTAACCGTGGGCATGCCAAAATTTATACAGGTGCTGGAAACCATAACTTTACCTCAGTAGTTGAAACAAGCTCTATCGGTTATGGTCATGGTAGTAACACGGGATTAAACTTAAGAGGTGTTATTAATAATTTATCATCTATTGATCTCTCGACAACTATCACTAATACTGCTGTTGCAAGTTTGTATGGCAAAGGAGCAGATGTTTTCTGCGTAAGTTCCTTGTTTACAAACAATAGATACCATAGAACCTTCGTTCAGTACATGAACTTGCAACCCACAACAGGCAGAAGAAATGACATAGTTACTTGTGGGTTTATTGGTGAGTCATCAAATACAATTGAATTTTTAAAGCATACAGGATTGTTTAACCTTCCTGGATTTGAAAGAGCCACTTACGGAATCTCAACTAATAACATTAGCGATCCAACAATTGTTGAAGGGTACGATGTATCTTGCTTCAGGTCTGACGTTCTTAGGGCTGATAACAAGCGTTTCCCTAATGGAAATGTTGCTTTCATTAACAGAAATGGAAGTATGACAAACTCAGGAACTTTCGACCAAGTGGGTGGAAATACTTACGCAAACACATTATCCTCCATAAGCGTTGAGAATTGCAACGGACCTATTTACATTCGAGGTTTCTGTGTTGATGGCGTTCGAGGTGCTGATACTGCATACGGAAACTCACCTTATCATGCTAGAACAGGCATCTCTGTTAAGAACTCTAATATTGATCTTGAGAACTGTGCAGCAATGAGATCCATAGAAAACGGAGCGGAGTTTATTAACTCAGATGTTACGTTGAGTCGAGGATTCTTTGCATACAGAAACTATGAGATTGTTAGTTCCGCTAGGGCGGGATATGAAACAGCAGGGATTAGAGCTTCGAATAGCCGAATAAATCTAAAACCATCTCTGTACTATGCCTCAGGCGTTGATTATAACTTTAACACGCAAGCGCACACCTATGGTGCCATTTTAGATAACTGCGTTGTTACTGGAGGTCAAAGTAGACCAACAGCAAATAGTTTTGAAACAACTCTAGGTTTTTCTTATAATGACATTGGTATTAAAGCAGACAACACCATTTTTGATGTTAGTGGAAATTTAGATGTCTACAACAATAATAAAGGTTTAGTTTTAAATAATAGTAGGGTTTCATCCGATAGGCTGACTGTAGAAAACAACAATGATGAAGGTATCTTAGCTAATAACTCTCAAATTATTTACAATAATACCTATACAAGGAACACCTACATTAATGATGTAAGTGGTGCTAGAACTGCTCAGACACTTCTACAGAGAAATGGAGTCCACATGCATCTAATGAACTCCAGTAAGTTCTCTCATGATTTAGCTGTAAGCTCCTCTAACATAGGAGTTAAGTTCGGTCTTTTAAAGTTCCACGATTCTCATGGAACAGTAAACCCAGGAACAAACGCAACTAGGTTTAATATTCCAGGTGTATTGATTGATAACTCAGAAGCTAACATTATTAATGCAAGATTGTCTACAAGCGCATTAGCCTACAACCAGACAGGAGTATTAGGTGGCTGCATCCATGCTAATAATGGTTCTCAAGTTAACTTTATGGGATCTGTTTCAGGAACAACAATCCTAGCAGGGCCAGCAAATGATAACACAATTAGAGCCACAGCCGCATACGCCGACAACGGATCTAAATTAAGCTTTAGGGGTCCTACAGTAATTGGACAATTTGGAAATGGTGTTGTCGCTAACAATAACTCCACTGCTGAATTTTGCCCACACAAAAAAGGCAATGCTGAATTAGACATTGAAGGCTTTAATTTAACTAGCCCTTACAATCATACATCCGTAGAGATTCACACTAATTTCCACAGTTGTATTGTTGCAAATAATAATTCTCAAGTTATCTTGGAGGATTTAGGTCATCCCAACTCATATGTTTCTGCTGCTGGAGGAGGTTCGCTATTCGCAAATTCTGATTCGCCAGCCACACTAGCCAGTTATACTAGCGCAGGTTCCATGCAGTTTTATCCTAACCCATCTAAAACAACTTTAG